CCAGCGGGTGCAAACCCAATGGACACATCAGGAGCAGGTGGTGGAACTATAGGTGTAGGACAAGCACCGACACCACAAGAACAAGGATTTAGTGGTAATGCAGGACAAGGAGCACCTCAGCAAGCTCAAGGGACTGGTCAGCAACCAAGCCCAATGGTCTAAGTTTGAAGCTTACTTAGACATGATAATTAATCAACAGCATCGTGTCATGGAACAAACAAATGAAGTTGTTGCAATGCATAGAGCACAAGGTGCTATCTATCAGTTACGTAGGCTAAAGCTATTACGTGACGAAGTATTAAAATCTCAATAAGGAAATTACTATGGAAGAACAAATGGAACTTTTTAGAGATCGTAGTCATAGTTTAGAAGAACCTGAAATGAAAAAAGGTATCTATAAAGAAATGGAACCTTCTTGGGATTTGTCTTCCAGAGAATACGATGGTAAAGAAATAAATATAATTACATTTAAAGACGGTAAAGAATTATCTATGCCTCAAATAGAATATATGTTTGAAAAAAATAAATCTGCAGCAGAGCCTATTCCTTCAAAGGCAACCTCAAAAGAAATATTAAATTTTCTTAATGAAAAAAATCCTACTAGAGAAGAGTTTATAAATTATTTTTCTGGAAAAAGACTTAATAAAGGTGGTACTCCCATGCTAGAAAAACAAATGGAACTCTTTGAAGATGGTGGCCTTAAAGATGAAGGTGGCATGGTAGACGAGGAATCTGGAAATGATGTTCCTGTAGGTAGCACACGTAAAGAAGTACGTGACGATATTCCTGCTATGTTAAGTGAAGGTGAATTTGTTTTTCCTGCAGACGTAGTACGTTATGTTGGTCTTGATAAACTTATGCAGATTCGTCAAGAAGCAAAGATGGGCCTAAAACAAATGGAAGCTATGGGTCAAATGGGTAATAGTGATGAAGCCACTATTCCAGATGATGAAGAGTATCCATCTTTAGACATTCTTGTTTTAGCAGGAAAAGAAGAAGACGATGATAAAATAAAAGAACTAGCACAAGGTGGATTTCTAAAAGCACAAGCAGGTACATTTGTTGCAGATACAGGACTAGGAGAAGTCATGCCATCTAGTTTTGATTCAGATGTACTTGAAGCAGAACAAGCAGATCAATTTGATACATTTATTCCACCAAGCTCAATGACTCCACCTGAACCTATCCCAGCACCAGCGGGTGGCTTTCGTCCTAAGTTTTTAACAGACACAGGAACTGCACCTACTTCTACTGTGACTAAACCCATTACTCCCTCTATTGAAACAGTAACTCAACAACCAGAAGAAAAACCTTTTTTTGAAACAGTTGAAGATGTCTATAAAACAGTAGAATATATTAATCCAGAAACAGGTGAACGTAGAACTTTTAGTGTTTATAATGGTCAACCTATAGGAGATATACCAGAGGGATTTATTACTGTAGCTGAATATGAAAAACAACAAGATGAAACTACAGATGATCTTGAATCAACGCAAGTTGAAACTGCTCAAGTACGTAAAAACGACGATAATAAAATGTCTTTAAGACAAGTTAAAACACAAGATAAAACAGGCAAATCTTTACAAGAACTTTTAGACATGGATAAAACTGAATTTAAAAAATCATTAGATCAAATGAAAACTTTAACTACTGTAGGTAGTGCGTTGAGTACGTCTTTAGGTATTGTACCTTCTGCTGTATTTGGAGCAGGATTGGTTGCAAAATATAACGATATGCTTGAAGTTGCTAAAGAAAGAGGAATAGATGTTAGTGGACATATGCGCAAGAAAAGTATATTCGGTGGAGAAAAAAGCTTATACGAAAATCTTAAATCTTATGATGATAAAACAGGAAAACTTGTTGCGGGACAACGAGGAGATTTTGGAGATACTTATCTAGGAGACTTATTAGGATTTGATGGAACACCAGGTATTCAAGCAAGAGATGCCGCTGGAAATCTTATTGGTTTAAAAGCTTCTTTAGGTGGTGCTCGTAGAGATCAAAGTGTAGATAAAGCTGATTTTGGTGTGGCTTCAACTGTTGAAACAAAAGCAACAACTAAACCAAAAACACAAAGTGAAAAAACTGCGGCAGCTAAATCTGCTACTGATGATTGGATATCAGCAACTCAAGCAGTACAATCTACAAGTACTGATGATCCTAAAGCATGGTCTGATGCAATTAGAGCACAATCAGATGCAAGTAGAGAAGCAACTAGAGCTATCCGAGAAGCTTCAGGTTGGGGTACGGATGCTTATAATCCTAATTGGAGAGATGAATAGGTTTAGTGTACCTAACTACAAACACTAATATGACTGGCCTACCCATCCCCCTACCAACAGGCTACGGTGGCCCCAGTAAGGAAGACAAAATGTCAGATACAATTATGGCTGAAGAAATGCAGCCTCAAAAAAAAGCGGCATTCGCCAATCGTAAATATACAAACGAAGAACGAATCCAAAAAGAAGAAGAAGAACTTGAACAGCTAATAGCTGAACAAAAAGGTGAAGCAGAACAGGTTGAAGAACCTAAAGAAGCTGAACCTGCAAATGCTGAAGAACGCAGCTTTAAAAAACGTTATGGTGATCTACGTAGACATCAACAACAAAAAGAAAAAGAATACGAAGATCGCATTAATGCGCTTGAACAACAATTAAGTCAAGCAACTAAAAGTGAGATTAAGTTACCAAAGTCTGATGAAGACATTGAAGCTTGGGCAACCAAGTATCCTGATGTAGCTGCTATCGTTGAAACTATTGCTATTAAAAAAGCTAAAGAACAAGCACAAGGTCTTGAAGATCGTGTACGTGAAATAGATGAAATGAAAGCTAATGCTGCACGGGAAAAAGCAGAAGCAGAATTAATGCGACTGCATCCTGACTTTGGCGACATTCGTGACAGTGACGATTTTCATAATTGGGCAGAAGAACAACCTAAGTGGGTACAAGATGCTCTTTATGAAAACGATGCAGATGCACGTTCTGCTGCACGAGCAATTGATTTGTATAAAGCAGATCGTGGTATAAAAACTAAACGGTCTGTTTCATCAAAAGATGCTGCACGTTCTGTAGATACACGGAACGCACGTAGTAAACCTCAGTCTGATAGTTTGGGAATGGCTATCAAAGAATCAGAGGTACAGAAAATGTCTGCACAAGAATACGAACGTAATTCAGATGCAATTATGGAAGCTATTCGTACAGGCAACTTTATTTACGATTTATCTGGTTCTGCTAGGTAAAAAGTATTGACATATAAGTTATTTATGATATAACTATATGTATCATATGTTAGTGTGGCCCCATTATGGATACCCACACTAATGTATATTCCCCACGCAAACAACAGACCTTACGGACTTACCTAGTAATTCATGGCCCGTAGATGTAACACAAAGGCCAAGTGTTATACTTTACGCACCCTACGATGTCTAGCCTCCTATATAGTACTCTGTGTGTTTAGCATCTGTTTATGCTTTTAAGGAGATAATGTTATGGCATTTCCATCAGCATCGGGTTACGGCAATTTACCCAATGGTAATTTTAGTCCAGTAATCTATTCCAAACAGGTGCAGCTTGCATTCCGCAAGGCATCTGTTGTTGAAGCAATCACAAACTCCGATTATTTCGGTGAGATTGCAAACATGGGTGATTCAGTAAAAATCATTAAAGAACCTGAGATCACCGTGAAACAATACGACCGTGGTACACAGATCACACCACAAGATTTGGACGATGAGGATTTCTCATTGACAATCGACAAAGCAAACTATTTTGCATTTAAAGTCGATGATATTGAAGAGGCGCACAGCCACGTCAATTTCCAAAGCTTGGCATCTGATCGTGCTGCATATCGTTTGGCTGACCAAATGGACCAAGAAGTTCTTGGCTATCTATCTGGTTTCTCACAGTCTGCACTTCATGCAAATGCAGATACAGTAAACACAACTGTGAATGGCACAAAAGCTATCGACACAGCTTCTGATGGTGCTAACCTAGTTGGTGCTGAACTATTGGCTTCTATGTCACTAGACGCATCTGACTTTACAAACACATCAGGAACTGCAGGTACAGCTAACCAATCTATTGGTATTGAGCCTCGTGCAGGTGGTGCTACTGCTGCGAAATCTGCAACTGCAGGTAACGCATTCCCACTGCAAATTCTTGCACGTATGTCACGTTTGATGGACCAACAGAATGTTGATACACAAGGTCGTTGGATCGTTGTGGACCCAGTATTCATGGAAGTCTTGAAAGACGAAGATTCACGTCTATTGCAAGCTGATTGGGGTGGTTCAGGTCTACAAAATGGCTTGGCAGTAAACAACCTACACGGTTTCCGTGTTTACACTTCAAACAACCTACCTTCACTAGGTACAGGTTCATCAACTGTTGGTGGCTCAAACGCAACTAACTTTGGTGTTATTGTGGCAGGACATGATTCAGCCGTTGCAACTGCAGAGCAGATCAACAAAACTGAAACATATCGTGACCCTGACTCATTTGCAGACATTGTTCGTGGTATGCACCTATACGGTCGCAAGATTCTTCGTCCTGAAGCAATCGTTACTGCAGCATACAACTTGGCGTAAGGGAGGATTGAACAATGGGTAAATCTACTTCTTTGTTGTCAAAAGCTTACATGGTTGAAAAGGAAGTTGAACTTCCAACTACAACTGGTACAGTGACAGGTCCGACTGTTGGAGCAGGTACACTTGTTCTAGCAGCAGGTGTTGAGTTGATTGATGCAATGGACTCAGCAGATTACGATGTTACAGTTACAGATGGTACAACTACATTTATGGCTGCTACAGCCGTAGACAGTGGTTCTGCAGGTGACTTCGCATTCGGTACTCAAACACAGGGTATCGTTGCATCAGAAGACACAATTGATGTGACAGGTACTGCAGGTGCTTCACCAGCAGCAACAGTAACTGCTCGTGTATGGGCAATTGTTGCAGACGTTAACGAGGCAACTCGTGCGGCTGCAGAAGTTGACCGTGACACACTTGCATAATTAAAATACTCTGAGGGGCTGTTATTTAATGGCCCCTCTAAGCTTATCTAAAGGATATACAAATGGCTATCACAACAGAATTGTGCAACAGCTTTAAAGGTGAGATACTGCAAGGTATACACAATCTTACCTCTGACACACTTAAAGTTGCACTTATTAAGTCAAACACCACTATGTCTGGAACCTATAATGCAGACACAGAGAATTATTCTAATGTAACTGGTAATAATGATGAAGCATCTGGTACTGGCTATGATAGTACAGGTAAAGATCTGACATCTGTTTCAGTAACTGTAGACGATACAGAAAATATAGCATATGTAGACTTTGCTAATGTCACTTGGGCATCTTCAAGTATTACAGCAGCAGGGTGCATCATTTATAACGATACGCAATCAGGTAAAGCTATTGCGGTAATTGACTTTAATGGAGATAAAACATCTACCAATGGTGACTTTGTAATTGAGTTCCCTGATCCAGCGACACCAACAGACGCTATTATCGTTATTTCTTAATACTTAAAGGTTTAGTATGGCTCTTGTAGTTAAAGATAGAGTAAAAGAGACTACTACCACAACAGGTACAGGCACGATTACTCTTGCTGGTGCAGTTGATGGTTTTCAGTCTTTCTCTGCAGCACTGTCTGACGGAGACACAACTTACTATGCTATCTCTGAGACTAGCACAGGTGAGTGGGAAGTAGGCTTAGGTACTTTTACTGCTACTGGTACTACGCTAGCTCGAACAACAATATTAGCAAGTTCTAACTCAGGTAGTGCAGTTAGCCTTACTTCAGAAGCAGATGTGTTTATCACACAACCTGCAGGTAAGTCTGTGTTTTTTGATGGATCAGGTGATCTTACACTTAACCAAGACCCTACCTCTGCATTACACGCAGCTACTAAAGAGTATGTAGACACTATTGCTGCAGCAGGTTTGCATTATCACGATCCTGTACGAGT